GGAAGCATCCGTCGCAGCATCTACACCTGTATCAGAAGCGCATCGAATAAAATAAACTGCGTTGGTCTCTTCAAGAATCTCAAGTGCTCCCTCAAGACCTTGCCCGTTAATGGACTCACTTGGGTTACCGAAAGTTCTAATAAGGGACTCTTGATCAGTAATAAGGGTTGCTTTGTTAGTAGGTCCTTTAGAAGCAAAACCTACGATACCTACTATGGAAGTATTAATCGAAGGCGTGAAATCAGAAATGTCCTTTTCTACGGTGTATACACCGGGGCTTAAGTAGTTGGGTGCCATAATTTATCTCCTATGCGTTGGAAATCTTAAACATTCTACGTCGATGTAGAGTTTTGATTTGTTCCGTAATGTAGTGGTTAGGAACCACTATACTTTCCCCCGGCTGCATCCATCTTCCTTGAGCACCTTTCTCGGTGCGAAAATAAACGGTGAATGATTGTAGACTATCGTTTTTTACTACTTTCATAATTTTCCTTCCTTAGTATGTAGAGCACAGGCTTAAGTTTTTTACTACTTTTTTTATGGCACAAAAACTCTTGTCGCTAAAGTAGTGGTAGTAGGACTACTGTGTGGGGTCTTACCATGCGGAGTTATCATATCTCCAAAGGTACTAACAGTAATCCCTCCAACCGTGACTCGGGGAGACCCAGGACCTATAATTGGTGCGCCTGCTGTTGAAACCCCTATAAGAGAGATTGGAATTCCTTCTACAGTAACTCTAAGATCCCCCGTAGTTGTGTGTCCACATGTAGCAAAAGAACCTAATACAGTGGGTAGTCTCATGATAATGAGACCTCTGTGATAAATTCTTCTATCTTACCTGTAGAGGTAACTAAAAACTTAGGATTAGGTATGTAAGTTCTAAAGATTAGGTTGAAGGTCTTTTTAATTATTCTGTCTTCCTTGTCCCCTGCCGTGACCGAGCCGACATCCTCTTCGGTATCCAAGAATGCTTTGGCGATGGTTGAGAACTCAGTGGGCACGTTCATCTCCGGGTTGAACTTGAGTCGAATCTGCTCTTGAATTTGATCTATGTCAGCCATATACTTACACCAGACGTTTAGTTGATAGTTAATATTTACTGGTCGTGGAGCAAGGCTTAATACTCTAAAAGCTCTATTCTTTTCTGCGTCCCAATACTTTTCATTGACTAGAACGCTCTCCTGCCGTCTTCTAGCATCGTCATTAGTGGTTGTTGTTTGGGAGATAGTTACCATCGGTAGGATGATGTTGTCCTCTTGTTTGAGCTTCGCAATAGCTCGCTCTGCGTTGGCGTGAAGACACTTTACTTCCTTGAACTTGTCCTCTGCGGAGATGTACCCTAGATCGTTGAAGGATGCGATCATGGATCTTAGAGACTCCTTGTAGACGAAAGAGATGTTCTGCTTGGCCTGAGTCATCTTGAAGATTTTCTTACGAATATCTCCTTCTCGGGTAGGATAGTATTTGTTTCTGCTTTCGTACTCAGTTGATTCGGTGCTGATAATTTCAATTTCCGAGTCAGGGTCTGGAGGTGCAGGTGGGTCTACAGCGGGTGCAGTTGGGGGCGTCCAAAAATCAGTATTTACTTCATAAGGTCCTGGGTTTATGTTGTCATAGCCCGTAAGAGTGAGGCCATCGTATACCGCTCTTGTTCTGCCTTCTATATCATAGATATCAATCTGAGAGTTAAGGCTTGGCCCTACACCTTGCTTCCAAGCATCGTTTTTAACGGAGTCAACGAGTTTATTAGAACTAGCTTCGTAGATCGAGTATTTACTACCTGCCGGAGGATCAAGCTCAGTCGTAGCGGACGCCTGAATAGTTCCCAAGCCATAAGTAGAAAATTTAGCAAAGAAGGAGATGCCCTCCACGCCGACATTATTAGAACCACTTAGAGTGAACACTCCCCCCACATAAGGACTTGTTAGCTCTGTATCACTTGCTCCATTTCTTAAATTCAGATTGTTGAATAAAGTTAAGCTGCCATTAGTGAGTGTTGACATTTGAATAAAAGGTTCTCCTAAACTTGTTGTACAATCGTCAGGAAGAGCTTGACAGTTAATTACTGAAATGTAATGATCAGCGACCCCGCCTCCCGCAAAAATCAATTCCCTTCTTTGACTAGAATCTATTGTCTGTAACTCACAGTTTTCTAATAAAGTGGGGTGATCTAATGTTCCTCTGCCACCATTCCCGGCTAAATACGCAGCAATATTAACGCTTTTTAATGTTCCTCTACTAAGTTTAACACCCGCACCACCAGAGTAAAACTTCACTGCGTTGGTGGTGCTTCCTGTTGAAATAAAACCATCTAAAACAAAGAAATCACTTCTCACGCCCACATTAATACCAAAGAAAGTTGGCCTATCATTCAGGTTTACGGCGCTAAAAGTAATTAAATTTTCTGGGCCTGAGTACAAGTTTGCTTGGCTTTCTCGATCAAAATTGAATTGAGTGCTACCATAAGTTCCTCCATTGATTGCAATATCTAATTGAGCATTTTGCTCAAACATGTCGTATGAACCCGTTTCCTCAACCATAACATTTCGCATGTCCGCCTCAGCCAATGCTACAGTAGTGTAGTTCCCCTCTCCATCTGGATCTACAGATCTGTTTACGACCGTTTTGGTGGAGGGAATAACTAGATCAGTAGCATATGCTCCTGGGTTTGTAGTTGTTCCTGTTCTTGGGTTGCCTCCGATATCTACAGTTGGGACATCAGAATCACTATCAGGACCGACACCTTGGCTCCAGATCGCATTACCAGGGACATTAACTAGCTGACCATTTCCAAAGGACACTACTACCTCATCTCCAGATGCAGAGAGAGTGTTGTATGTATTTCTTACTGGTGTTATTGGATAAGTAGATCCTCTTTGTGCCACAGGGAAAGTGTCGTCTGCATCCATACTGTAACCCACAGCATAGTTATTGGTTCCATACCAGTTAAGCGTTCCTGCGGCCTCACTGTTATCAAAATTTCTACCGTCTGTCTGGCTGAAGTTAGGCAGTACGACATTATTTGTCATCGTTAAATTTAATGTCTGCCCTGTTCCAGCGTAAGGGTATACTACATATGAGTTTTGGCCTCCCCGGAAATTAGCAGTGCAGTTTATTATCTTTACATGGTTATCTGATGCCGCAGAGTTTGTATTCTGAGCAAAGATAGCTAATCTAGCATTCCTAAAATAACAGTTAGTTATTAAAAAAGGGTTTGATGCTGTTCCCCACCCAGTTCTATTTAATTCAACTCCCGACCCCGATCCTTGTATGGTTATGATAACTCTATTTATGTGTCCCCCTTCTTTAGCCTGATTACCAGTGCCAGGAAATAGCTCAATCCCACGTTTATTATAACTAAGGTTTTGTTTTATGTGTATATCTTGAAGAACCACATGAGAGTCTCTAATCCTAAATGCAAATGAGCCCCCAGTAGTGCTATAAATAACACCAGCATTGAGCTTTCCGCCATGCTCATGCCCCTCAGCAGCTTTGAAGGTTACATTTCTAGTTCTATCAGTGACCAGAGAAGTTTGAATGTAAAGGTCTGCGCTATCCGTATACTTACCAGAGATGATATTGAAAACAATAGCACCATCATTAGCTACAAGGTCAGTACCACCAATAGCTGATGTAGCAATGTTTTCTATATCATTAACAGCATCTCTAAAGGTTTCGTAGTTCTGACCTACACCAATTGTCTTTGTAACTACTGTAGTCATTTAATTACTCTTGCCTGTCGTTTACAAAACCAGAAACATCCGCCCATGCCTTTTTCATAACGGCAGGAGCTTGGTCATACTCATAGTATGTAGTATAGTCGCTAAAATCCCCAGGTAAAGTTAGATAGTATCTTCGTTTATGTATAATCTCTTCTGCCTCTCCTTCGCCTGACAAAGCAGGAACAACAAGATTGATCATTTCAGGATCATCCGGCTCCTTATCTTCTACAAAAAGGAAGCTCCAACTTTGATTAGCGTTAGCAACAACTGATGTACCTGGGGGAATGTGTCCGTCAATAACGGAAACAACATCTCCATCTTCGTAAGTAAATCCACTACTTGGTGTTGAAATTAATAATATTGAATGCATTAGTCTATACCTGCGTACCCACCTAGCTCATCACTCACTTTAGAGAGAGGAGTGTCCTGAACTTCTGTGCTGTCGCGGAGGAGCTTGGCAGAGCATACTAGATGGTACACACCATACGCCTCGAAGCTATCTTCGACCACCTCAAAGATCTCATACTTCTGATCTTGAAACATAGGCTTGATTACGTCACCAGGAATGACAGCCCTACCAAGCTTAGTCTCAATGTAGCTTTTGTTAAACGTAAATAGCTGATCGTTAGTAAGCTCAATACCAAACTGCGTAAGCTCCTCTGACATGGAGATAGGATCGTAGTGCCCATGAACCGTGATGGGTGTCTTAGAAACTACTTTATTCCTCTCCTCTCGATATACATCGTCGTAGTTATCTGACTGATAATACTTATAGAAGTAAAACTTAGAGCCAGCTAGACGAATCATCTCATCATCTACAAGGTTGAACAGGTTGATGTCAGGGTTGTCCTGATCAAATAGACTAAGCGCACTGTCATCCGTATCAATGTCTGGCAGTGCTGGTAGCTTAGTCGTTACCTTGTAGTTCTTGTTGCTCATTTATCTCTTTTACCAGCCTTACCTGCTTCACGCTCGGCTGCTATTTTTTCTGCTTTTGTTTTGGTTCTTTTCAGCTTCGTAGCCACAGGATTAACATTCTTTTTTCTCATTCTAGCTTGCAACTTTCCACCAGGGGTGCCTTCTCTAGCTGAGGGGTTTGTTCCCTTTGTCGAAAGGCCCCGCGCTAACTTTTTGTCAGAGACCCTAGCTGTTCTTTCTCCAGGTTCACGAAGCCTAGCTGCTGCCTTTCCTCGCTCCTTAGCTGATCTACCATACTCATCTCTTGCGTTGTTTCTGGGGTGTTGAGAACCTCCGGGCTCAGTGGAAGCTTTTCTAACTAAGCTTCCTCCTCGAAGGCTTTCACCGCCCGCAGTTTTGAACTTGTGCTCTGGACCCTTTTTTTGAACCTCTTTAGCCATTCTAGTTTTTTCGCTAATTAACCCAAGAGACTCAGCCATAAGGAAACCGATGTCGTGATATACTGTGTGGTCAGGAAGTTTTCCCATAGGACCAGCGGTGTGATTTGGTAGAATGGCAGTTGCGGATTTACGTCTTTGGCCTTTTTTATTCACCAACCTAGGATCGTTGGTGTCTGTAGCAGTCGTCCCAGTCCTGCCTTTCGTAGTTATAGATCTTACTTTTCTAGCGGGCTTTTTTTTTGCTCCTCTCTGATCTCCGAAATCACCATGAGGATGGTTCTTCATAGCTTGCTTTCTAGTTATTTTTTCGTTTAACATATTAGAATAATGTGAATACTGGTGGTTCTTCTATCTCGGATAGAAGTTCTTCTTTGAGCTTTTCTTTTTCTTGATCACTTTGTTGTATGAGTGCTGCTCCGTTCAAGCTCGCACCACCTCCTGGTGATGGTA